ATTACCCAGCGAAGCTGATGGGTAGCGGTTCCTACCATACCGTTAAAAGCGGTAAGACTACGTCCCGTCCGCAGGTTCCTACCTTTGGAAACCAGGGTGACTACGTCACAATCAATCACCGTGAGTACATCGGTGACGTTATTAGCTCCGCCACTCCTGGGGAGTTCAAGTCCGATACATACAACATCAATCCTGGGGACGTGAATACGTTCCCGTGGTTGAGTAACTTGGTCGGTAGCTCGTACCAGCAGTATCGTTTCGACGGCCTCAAGTTCGAGTTCAGATCTACCAGTGGTGAATCTTTGAACTCAACTAACACTGCGCTTGGCTCGGTGTTCAGTGCGATCAATTATGATTGGTCGGACCCAGACTTTACTACGAGGAGTGCAATTGAAAACTCCTCGTGGTCTTCGAATGCCAGACCTTCTGACAACTTCGACATTTTTGTCGAGTGTGCGAAGTCGCAGACTGGCATGAACCAGGGTTTGCTTTATGTAAACCAGGGAAACATTCCCCCTAATGTTGACCCGAAAACGTACTTCCTTGGGAAGTTGCAGATTGCGTCTCAGGGACTGCAGGGCAGCTCGGTGGCAATCGGTAGCATTTATTGTACATACCGTGTTAGGTTGTACAAACAGGTGATGAGCAGGCCACTGTCTAACGGAAACCTGTTCTCTCGAATCCGCGGGGGCGTTTCCGCTGCCGCTCCGCTGGGTTTGATTGACGAGGTAAACTCCAAGAACTGTGACACAATGGGTGTTGGTATCACCAATGGCGGCACGGTACTACAGATCAGTACCGAGAACCTAAGGGTTGGTTCAACCTTTATCCTCGCCTGGCAAGCGGTCGGCGATATTACTACAGGTATCAGTGCTCCACCCGTGACAATCACAAAAGGCGGGAAGTTTGAGTCTTTCTTGGGGCTCAATTACACTGACGGTGTTGCTTATGTCCCTCGAAGCGCGGCCATCACGGACACTGCACTCCAGTTGACTTGGAAGTTTTCAGTGACTACTACGGTAGAGCCTGTCGTCTTCACTTTTGCCACCAACGGCGTTTTCCCTACGGCCCCAGCGGGTGAGACACCGGAGGTGACTATTCATATTAGTGAGGTCAATGCCACGCCCCTGGATCTGGTGGGCATTAAACCACAACATCCATGAACCGATGTGGAAGGTGGAACTGTTATTATTGGACCACCTGGTGGCGGGGGCCGAGGACGAGGAGGTGGAGGCCGAGGAGGAGGAGGCGGAGGCCGAGGAGGAGGCGGAGGCCGAGGAGGAGGTGGAGGCCGAGGAGGCGGACCATAGAAGTAGATTTTCACAATATGCTGCATATTGTTGTGGCGAAAATTATCTTCGAGGAAAAGAAAAGCAACGCTCGGCGATGAGCCGAGCCTCGGCGCGTAGCGCCGTCATGTCCACGTACGGAGGAACATTCTGTCTCCTTGACATTTGAGGTATAGCTTTCCTCTCGCTAGTACGATTTGTTGATCAATGTGATCGTGTACCCTCAGGTGTAATGGACAACCTGATGGTTCCAATCTTTTTAAGTTGAATGTACCGGGCTTGGGCTCGGTAACATTAAAGCTGTCATATCGATGTGCGAGGTATCTGAGCAGTACAGAGCCTGTTGGTTCTACTATTCTCACTTTGCGTGTTCTTTCTTCTTTGGGCGGAGAAGGCGCGTGTTCTACCACACCAGTGGGTTTGTACTTTCCTGTACCGGTTGAGATGACTGCGTCAGTAGCATCTACTCCATCGGGGAGGAGGTAGTAGTCAAACTTGCCGAATTTGGTGTTGTACGGCAACCTCATCAATCCGTTTATTCGGTAGACTGAACGGTCTAGGTCTATTGTGATCTTCGTCATGAAGTCTTTCATGTCCCCGGGCGTCCTAAACACTAGGTTGGGCGTATAGATGTGATACTTTTGTGGAACATCGTAGGGGTTCTCGGTTTGGTTATTGGGGCTGACAATAACCTTAGCACCGTGTGCAGTCAATTTCTCAACTATCTTAGCGATCTCTTTGGAGGTGGTAAGATCGATGTCCATGAAACCGGCAGCTGGATAGCTTATGACCTCGTAGAGGGAATTGCCTTTTGCCACCATTAAGTTTTCGACTTGGTGTCTATGTTCGAGGCCTATGTATCGCCTTTTGTTGTTGGCGATTTCTTCTGCGACGATGTATTTGGAATCGATGACGTCGTCTAACTTGTAACTCATTTTATGAGTTTTAGCCAAATGAAATTTGTGCCAATTGTGCCAAGAGACTTAAGATATATAATGGAACATTATGTATCGCAGTGGTACGTGAGCTTGCGAACGCCGTCTCTTGGCTAATGTTTATTTTTAAACATAGCTTATTTATTCTGTGTCAACCAGAATTGTTTCCTGAGCGGGATCATTGCTCAGGTGTTTTATCTTCCAGCGATCTGCACTAAGCATCGCGATATTCGGTTCACGGTTAGTGAATACGAATACGTGGCAGGGGTCAATCCACTGCTTACGGAATTTGTAGCGGTCGTCGTACAACATTCCGGTTTTTAGCTGCTCGATGCCTGCGTAGAGCGCGTTTTCACTCATGTGACTTGTTGCTTTGGGTAGGTCTATGAAATAGCACCCAATTTTGGGTTGTGCGAAGCACATCCTCATTAAGTCTTTCGCGTCTGCGAATTGTGGGACATAGATGGCCTTTTTGTGAATGTCCATCCACATTGCGATAAAGCTTTTCCCGCGGTTTCCTCGGGTATCAACAATGCAGTGGACGGTACGGCGATCTGGTTTTGTTGCTTTAATGTCAACAATGGTTTGCTGCATAGCATTCCATTTTGGCTCCATTCGCATGTCCGTGGGAACGTAGTTTCCTTCGGTGTCTTCATCGGAGGTCCATGGGCCTTCGATGCGTCCTTCTTCTTTCATCACGTACTTGTTGCCAGGGGCAATGTTGCTAGTGATGCTAACGTGTGCTCCTGGAAAGGTCTGGTGTGTGAATTTGACCATTTCCTGAAGCCTTCGTTTCTTATCCAGGCTACACCTGAATTGGTAATGCCTGTATCCTCCTTGGCCTTCTTCTAGTTGGAAGGCCCAGCTTTTACAATGGGACTCTGCCCAGTCGGCTATTTCCTCCCTTGAGAGGCCTTCTGCTTTGAAGGTAATGTCGTATCCGTAAATTGCGTTTGTCATTTTATAGGTTTTTGGCACACCTGAAACCTGAGTTGAAGAAACTATAAAATGGTACAATACACTGCGAAGCAGAAAGCTGCTTATTACAAAAAGCAGGCTCAGCGTGTCTCCGGATCAGGCGCATACACTACTCGTGGTGCGTTGATTCCTGGAGCAAACCACCCTACTCAGAACACTTGGAAGACAGGGAAGTGGGCTAATAGAGGCGCCATCATTGGTGGCGCCGTGGGTGGCGCTTATGGCGGACCTATTGGTTCTGCCATTGGTTCTGTCGCGGGACGCACCGCGTTCCATTACCCAGCGAAGCTGATGGGTAGCGGTTCCTACCATACCGTTAAAAGCGGTAAGACTACGTCCCGTCCGCAGGTTCCTACCTTTGGAAACCAGGGTGACTACGTCACAATCAATCACCG